TTAAAAGACCCAGCAAGTGGACTTATTAGTCATGCTTTGCAGGTAGGCTCTTTTAAGATAATGGATGCATATGCTGAAAAGATGGGATTAGATGATAGAAATATATTCAATGCACCAGTTACAATCATTGATCCACGGTATGAAGATGATGATAACAGGTTAATTACTACACTATTTAATCCAGAAACAGCTGCTAAATACTTAAATTTTTTAAGGAAAGACTATGGAAAAAAAAATAGAATTTGATTTTGAGATATTGTATGACCCTCCATCTAAAATTGAAGTACCATTAGATAAAGCTATAAAAATGCTAAAATACTATAAAAAAGAAATGCCGTGGAATTTATATAAATTAACATCTAAGCAAGCTCATTGTTTAAAAAGAATATTAGCAATTATAGAAGGTTTAGAAGTCCCAGAAAGGTTTATTGAATAAATAATCCAAGGATGAACAGATGAACAGTATAATCACACTCTATTAATATGGCAAATATTAACAGTCAGGATGTAAACAAGGCTGAAGAGGCTCTTCAAATGGCCCATAAAGACCTTATTTCATTTGGGAAACTATTCCTGCCAGATGATTTCTTGCGAAGTGAAACTCCATTTTTTCATTATGAGATGGCTGATGTTATTGATGACAGGAATGTAAAGCAAGTAGCTATTATTATTCCTCGTGGTCATGGCAAAACTGTACTTACTAAAGCATCTATAATTAAAGATTTTGTATTTTGCGATAAAGATAACTTCTTGTTTTATGCTTGGGTGTCAGCTACGCAGAAGTTAAGTGTAGGCAATATGGATTATGTTAAACATCACTTTGAGTATAATGATAGAATAAAATATTACTTTGGTAATCTTCGTGGCAAGAAGTGGACAGAAGAGGATGTAGAACTAACAAATGGATGTAAACTTATTAGTAAAAGCAATGTCGCAGGAATTAGAGGTGGAGCGAAATTGCATAAAAGATACGACCTCATTGTATTGGATGACTTTGAACATGAACAAAACACAATCACAAGAGAAGCAAGGGACAAAAACGCTAATCTGGTCACCGCTGTCGTTTATCCGGCACTTGAGCCCCATACTGGGAGGTTACGGGTTAACGGCACGCCTGTACATTATGATAGTTTCATCAATAATCTACTCACGAACCACGCTAAAGCTAAGAAAGATGAAAAAGAATTTGCTTGGCATGTTATAACATACAAAGCATTTTTGGATGACGGTCTGCCTCTATGGTCTTCTTTCTTTAATAAAAAGAAGTTAGAAGAGAAGAAAAAATTCTATCGGGACTCTGGACAACCTCAGAAGTTCTTTCAGGAATATATGATGGAGGTAATGAGTGAAGAAGACGCAGTATGGACAAGGCAGCATGTACAGTACTGGGATGGATACTATAAACATAAAGATGGTCTGAATTATATAGTGAACGATGGCAATGAAATACCAGTTAATACATTCATAGGATGCGATCCTGCTACAGATATAGATACTAAGCATTCTGACTTTAGTGTAATCATGGTAATAGCTATTGATACAAATAACGAACTGTACATATTAGAATATGAGAGGCACAGAAGCATACCAACTATAGGAAGCAAAAATCCAGAGGATGGGGAGATCATAGGCAAGAAAGGAGTAGTCGATTATATACTCGAACTTCATCAAAAGTATAAATGTGTATCGTCTACTGTAGAAGATGTAGCTATGAATAGAAGTATCTTTCAAGCCCTAAATGATGAAAGAAGGCGCATAAATCGGTACGATATTGCCGTAATACCTGAGAAACCGGGCGGAACTAATAAGCGAAATCGCATTTATAGCGGCCTTTCGGCCCGTTTTAGTACCGGAACTGTCCATTTACGGAAAAATATGTTTGATTTGATCAACGAAATACTTACTTTTGGGCCGAAAATGGCTCACGATGACACAATTGAGAGCCTTTACTATGCGCAAGTACACGCATTTCCGCCAAACTTCAGTATGGATGAAAAAACAAAAACTTGGACAACATTTAAAAGAAAAGCAAAAAGCTGGGTAGTTGCATAGTGGCTGGAAAATCTACACATAAGATACAAAATCCTAAGAGCATGAAGCCTTCATCTCTTGAAACAAGAGCAAATGTAGGTACTTTACAGACTGATGTTGGAGGCCCAAAACATTCTTACTGGCAATCTTTTATGCCGAAAACAAAGTCTTTTGTAAAAAAGAAACTTAATGTACTGTACTCACAAAGGAGGAAATAATGCCTTACGGTAAAGGAACATACGGCTCGACCCGAGGAAGACCGCCAAAGAAAGGGAAATCAAATGCCAAAGTACGGAAAAAGAAGCAGAGAAAGACTAAAAGGCGTAAACGCAAAGCTAGTTAATGTCTTAAACGAACTCATAAAGATCATGGACGTTACTATTATTGAAGGTCTGCGATCAGAGGAGCGACAGGCAGAGCTTCTTAAAAAAGGTGCGACTAAGGTTAAATATAGCAAACATATGGAAGGAAAAGCGGTTGATGTTGCTCCGTATCCTGTTGATTGGGATGATCGTGAAAGGTTTCATTATATGGGCGGTATGCTACGTGGTATAGGCCACGAACTGGGAGTAAAAATCCGATGGGGCGGCGACTGGGATTCTGATGGCGAAATAAAAGATAACAATTTTGATGACTTAGTTCATGTGGAGATTAGAGACTAATGGCACGCAAATCACGAAAACTAGCTGATAAAGTATCAGACCTCTTCTTAAAGGCAAATAGCTCAGATAGGCAAAACTGGGAAGCAAATGCTCAGAAGAGCTATGAGTTCTTCCTAGGAGATCAGCTATCAAAAGACGAGAAAGATGACTTGCAAAGTGGTGGAATGCCTGATTTTATTATCAACAGAATAACTCCTGTCATAGAAATGATGAAGTACTTCACTACCGCTAATACACCAAGATGGCAGGCAGTTGGAGCAGAGCAAAGTGATAGCGATGTAGCAGCAGTCCATGCAGATATAGCAGACTACTGCTGGTATAATTCTAACGGTGGCAGTCTATATTCTAGTGTTATTCAAGACGCACTTATAAGAGGTGTTGGTTATATGCAGGTAGATGTAGACCCAGACCAAGACCGTGGAATGGGTGAAGTCGTATTTAACACTGTAGACCCATTTGATGTTTATGTAGA